TGTCCATATGGAATCGCTCAATTTTTTGGACATGATCTAAGAAGATTGAAGCATCTCTCCTAGTAGATGGCACGAGTGAATGCATCCAGTGGTCAGGGCGCCCTCTTTGAACTCGTGGCGCGTGGAGTCAAAGATCGGTATTTTGTTAAGGACGCTCCAGAGAGCACATTTGTTCATGATCCGCGCTATTCGTCCTCCGTTCCCCATCTGGCCGAACGGCGCACCGCCGTCCCCCTCAATGGCACCGCCTTCGGAACGACTTTTGAAGTGGAGATTGATCGGTATGCCGACATTATGACCGAATGCGCCCTAGACGTCACTCTCCCTTCCTGGTTCCCTCCTCTCCCCCTTGTTGCAGGGGGCATGCCCGTTGATCCCGAGGTCGCCAATGGACTCTATCCCATTACCACTCAGGTGGGCGGAGTGTCCTATGGATACGTGAACGGCGTCGGTTATTACCTCTTTGAGCGCATCCAATTCTATCAGGATCAGTTCTTGATTCAAGAGTGGAGCGGCGATGGTCTTCTTGCAAAGCAGCATACCGAGGGGTCACGAAACAGCCGTTTTCTCGCCTTGGAAAAAGGGGGATGGAAAGAGGATAGTGGTTTCCGTGGAATTCAGCTGCGTGCCACCCCTGGCGCCCTTCGCATCTACCTCCCCCTTCCTGGAATGCAGTGTCCAGGCGATGGAGGATTCCCCTTGACCGCCATGCCATGGCAGACTCTTCGTCTTCGGATCACTCTTCGGAACCTGGAGGATCTCGTTGTCTGTAGCGATGACACTCACAAACCCGCTCCCTGGAACGTCCCCGCGTTTCAGTATGTCTGTTCGGATGGAACTCCCTATGTGTTTGCTCCCCTTGGCCGCGTCCAGATCGGCGCGCCCACTGTGTTGCTCTCCACCGTGCAACACTATGTCTCTCCTGCGGTTCAAGAGGCGCTTCGCACGCAGACCCTGACGATCCCCTTTCGGCGTATCTTTGAGAATCAGTTCTCCTTTGGAGAGTTGGATTTCATCTCGTTGGACAAAGGCGGCACCTCGGCGGTCACGCGAACCCTAGAGGGTCGCCATCCCACCGAACGTCTCTTCTGGTTTTTTCGTTCCACCAATGCGCTTCGTCAAAACCGTCTGGATGACTTTCGGAATGACTATTTTGACGATCATGCGCCGACGGCGGCACAGCCCGAAACGGAACCACCTGGTCGTTTTTATTATCGGCTGAAACTGATCATTGCGGGAAAGGATCGTGAGCATGTGCTAGAACCCTCGGTATGGGAACAGATCGCTGTGCTGGCCAGTTCTGAGAATGCGCCAGGGCGCTCCATTGGCGTCATGGAATGGTCCACGGGTGATGGATTGGGCGCGGTATATCCCATCGAGCGACAGCCTGAGGGGACGGTTAATCTCAGCACGGCGGATCGCCCGACTCTGTATCTAGAACTCGCTAACATTCGGAGCAACCCCTTTCTCGCTCAACGGAAATGTGAGATGCGAGTCTTTACAGAGGGATGGAATGTCTATGAGGTGAAGGAGGGGCGCGGCCGTGCGATGTTTGCTTCTTAGTCGCGGCCTTGTCGCATGCTGTATATCCTATCATCCCATGAATCGTTCATGAGAGGATAGGATGAATGGTGTTACTGATTTATGCCTTCTTGAAACCACCTCGCATCCAATCAATCACCTTGGCCGTATCCGAGCTTTGAAAGATCGGCTGCGGGGATCCATTGACAATCGCGAGAAAGGACGGGATGCTCTTGACGCCACAATAGCCTGGCGTATAATCGTTCTCGTCCAAATCACAATAATACCACGTAATCTGCGGGCTGAGATCGAGGAGCGCCTTCGTATCCAGTCGCTGACACGGGCCACACCAGCTGGCGCCAAAACGGATCATCACAATGGGCTCATGCGGGACGGCGGGCTTGATCAGACTCTCGAAAAACTCCTGGCTCGGGAGGGGCGTCATCTCGTTGTGGGACATGGTTACTACGAAAGTTGCTGCGGAGAAAGGTGGCAATGAATCCTGAGCAGGCGACGATCAGGAGGGTTCCTAGAAGAACATAGGAGGATGCGTTTAGGTCTTCTGCGGCGCCGCCTGACTGGAGAGCGCTTTTAGCACTCTTCACCGCCTCAGGAGTGATACTGGAATACAGAGACGTCGCAGGAAGAAAGGATCCCGCCTGAGAGACCGCATCGACCGCCTCCGTCACCTGCGTCGCAATCTTACTTGATTGGTCCACCAAGGTCTGACCGAGAGCGACCGTTCGGTCCACCGTCTGAAGCCCCATCGCCGCCGTATCTCCCGCCGTCTTGATGCCCATCTGAACCGTATCCGTCACGGGCTTAAGAATCAGTTCTGCAGGGCCCCGCACGGTATCCAGAACACGCATGAAAATACGGGTGAGGAATCCTGAGGTCTGGTCCTCTGTGGACTCTCCAGGCGCTCCAAAGAAGTCCTTGTATTGGGAGGTCACCGTCTTTGTGTAGAAAAAGAACGTAAACAGTTTATAAGCCCACCATCCGAGGGCGACAGGAAGACCAATCATAGAGATCATGGAAATCAGACGAATCAGGCCCGATTGTTTGTCTCCCACGAGGAACGAGTCGAGACCGAAGACGCCTCCTGCGATCAGAGCGAGCGCATATACAAAAAAGTTCATGTGCTTCTTGCTAGGAGTGTCACTGGACAAGACGCCTGCTGCAATGCCCTTGGGGCCGAGACCTGGCACACCCAGACCATAGACTTTCACCACATCACTGTTGAAGATGGCCTGCGCCGCATCATAAAACCACCAGACTCCGAAGAAAAGCATGTTGACCACACATTTCGCAAGAAACGTCAAGGGGGAACGAAGATACAGATGATCGAGACCGATGGCGCCTCCGAGCACCGATAATCCCAGAAAGACGTGATAGGACAGAGCATCCGTCTTGGCGCCGCTGGCATTCGCATTGGCATTACTGTTTTTTTCCTCTTCCCGCCAATATTTCAGCTGGGACACCTCCGTGCTCATTACTGTGACAAGAGGTCTTTTTTGTCTCTTTTTTCTTGCGACTGCTTGCGACTGTTTGCATATGCAGAGCATACCGTTCGTGTGACATTAGATCGTAAAGAGAAGTCCACCAAATCCATTGATCACACGAAACACATTATAATTGTGCCCATAAATGCGGATCTGACAAGGTCCTCGCTGTTGATAGACCGGCATCAACGGATTCGTCAACACTGTGTTCATCTCGATCTGCCAGACAATGCTGTCAATGCGACTCGCATTCATGGTTCCCGTCGGCTGAATGTCTTCCGGTCGCAACGCAAAGCAATAATTGTAAATAAACGAGTTGACCGGAGTCGTCGTGTGGTGATCGTAGGGTTGCTGAAGACGAAAGTATTCAGGGCTGCGCTCCATGAACCGGTCATATCCGTCCAATTGGAGTTTCGCAGAAGAAATCAAGTCCAGACGATCCGACGGCGAATTACTATTGACATAGGGTTGAACGAGCGGGGGGATCTGTTCACCCTTTGCCAAATTGCTATAGTTGAACCACTCGTTACGGGAGACCATGGTGTCTCGTTGCACGACGAAAATAAACTCCTTGATGGGGTGATTGAACTCCACATGAACCGTTGCCGTATTCTGTTGGGCGGTGAGGGAGTGCGGGGGCGTGTATTGGACTTGCTCAATGAGGTATTCGTGAGTCTTGCTGACAAACGCGCGGCGCTCCTCCGTATCCAGGTAGACAAAATCGCCCCACAACTGAATGCTCGTCAGATGCCGTGTGCAGTCCACGGGGGTGGAGCAGGCGGGGTTCCAGCCCTCTTGTGTCGCAGGGGGTTGCGGGGGAGAGACCCAAAACAGTTCCGAAAGAGGTCGGAGCGTGACGGTAATGCGCACAGGGCTATATTGAAGTGCCAAGAGGGGCAGATAGAGTCCTGGATTGTTACAGAAATAGAACTGAAGCGGAATGAGAAGACGAATCTGACCCGATGCGCCCGCGGAAATGCTCTCGGCGACGTTATACAGCTCCGTGCGACCGATCAACTGATTCAGTGCCTGCCGTTGAGAGAGCGAGGTCGTCAACTGAGTCCAGATTTCCATCCATTCTCCCGTCTGTTTGTCAATCTCTTGTTCGCCGACTTCAAACGTGATCTCACGAATCAACGCGTGCCCGATGGAACTCGTATAGGCCAGGGGATTGCCGTTGACGTCATAGATCGGTGGAAGAACCACCTCCATATAGACACGCCCCAGAAGGTCGCCACGGCGGGGGATGAGACAGGTGATGCGCTGACCAAAGTCGGGGGTGCCGTCAAAATACATGGGCTGCGATTCTACCGCGAAATTCGTATGGCGCCGATAGACCATTTTGAAAAAACTAATTTGTGGGTTTCCCGTCAGGAACAAATCCTGCTTGCCGGTCGCCACCAGTTGTAATAGCCCTCCACCTGCTGGCATTCTGTTGAATGTTCCGGATATTATATATGGCCCATCGTGGACACGAACGAGCCGATCCTGTGTGATGATACGTGGAACATTTCATTCTTGTCTGATGCTAGAGATGAGTCTACCGAGTGGGGTGGTATCCGTCAACAGCGGTCCCTTGATTGTTCGGACCTATAACGATGACTCTCGCTACAATACGTATGTCCTCGGCCCGTATGATGAGCCTGTGGAGCAGAATCGTGTGCTGGTCACGGGTCTTAATGGGGAAGTCACCCCATCGGATGCCATCCACGTCTCCACCGCCACCTTTCAGGATATCTATACCAATAGCATTACCATTGCATCCACCTACGCCGTTCAGGACTTCCAAATCAATGCGCTTACCCCAGGTCGCGCCATTGTCAGTGACGGTTCCAACTATCTTTCCTCTTCCTACGCGTCTTCTGCCGAACTAAACTACTTGGTGGGAGCTACGAACTATCTTCAGCCTCAGATCAATGCGCGGGCGCTCCTGTCAGGCGGAAATGCATTCAACGGGGCGGGCTTTAATACCTTTACGAGCTCCGTGGGAATCGGAACCACTGTCCCTCAGGCCCGTCTTCATGTTGTCTCGTCTACCAGCATTACCAATGGACTTCTCGTCGTCAGCAATTCCATGCCTGCGGATGCGGCATCCAAGACGTTGTTGACGGGTCTGTCCTATGCCACACTCATGCCTACGATGTATGGCACAAGTCTGTATGTCTATGGCACGTCGGGCACGGTGCCGTTTCGGTCCATTCTCGGTGCCAGCACGTATTTCACGGGACAACACGCCAATCAGCCCGTGGACGGAGAGATGTCGCTCAAGGACAATGTGGCAAAGTATGCGGGACTCATCGTGAGTTCGGCGGACAAGGGATACTATTCCATCAATCCCGTGACGGGTGAGGTGACGACGGGGCGGGATGCCATTACGATCACGGAGGCGCTCCCCTATATTGAGCTGACGAAGAAGGACATGGACAAGGCGGTCTGGGGCGTGCTTACCAACGTCAAGAACGACTCCTATAACACGGATGGGACGGTTTCGTATGATGATACCACGGAGTGGGGAGATCGTCTGAATACCATGGTGCGTGTCAATGGCCTAGGAGAAGGAGCGGTGTGGGTGACGGATGTGGCGGGGCCGATTGAGAACGGTGATTATATTTGTTCCAGTGTGGTTCCTGGGTATGGGCGACGACAGGATGATGATGTGCTTCACAATTACACGGTGGCGAAGGCGACGATGTCGTGTGCATTTGATCTGGAGAGCGAGGCCTATCAGTGTGTGGAGATCACGCATGAGGGAGTGACGTATCGGGCGGCGTTTGTGGGGTGCTCGTATCATTGCAGCTAAGTGCGGGGGACACTGCCCGCCTGTGGCGGGCGTTTCACTGGTAGAAAATCTTCGATTTTCTTTCACCCCCGTGCCCCCTCTCCGTGGAGACATTCTTAGAACTTCGTAAACCCCACACCCCTCTCTCTTGGAGATGACTAGATATTTACCCACTTCATGGGAGAGGGGTGTGGGGTTTATGAAGTTCTAAGAATATCTCTACAGAGTGGGCGTATATTCACCCACGTCAGTGTATGTTATGTTTCTATTTTTATAACTTCTAATACAATCTTCATGATGTCTTTCTTTCCCTTCCACGGTTGATAAGAAATGATGCGTTTGATCTGATAGGACCGAATCATCTTCCCAATCGATAAATAGGGCCCTCCATCAGGATCAATAGAGGTCATATATGTTGGAGACCCTCCAAAGGAACAATACAACACATCATGACAAATGACTTCGATTTGATGTGGAGTAATCACGGTATATTCTCGTAGGGTTTGATAGCGGCTCTGCTCAATCCATTTCTCTTCACTCATGTCTATTTGTTATATATATCTTCTCTTTATATATAGGCACTACATGTTCCACATGATATAAGCAAATACACGCACTCTCCACGGGAATAAGGGTAAATATAGACCCACTCCATAGGAAGAGGGTCGGGTAAATACACGTCCGCTCCACGGGAGAGGGGGCAAGGGGGAAACGAAGTGTCCCCCTAGGGAAGAACGACCACAGGAATCAAACACGTATTCGCTCCAATCTGAATCACCATGGAACTCGTATATCCCGTGTTGAGTGTCGTGAGATACCCAGGAAGCATCGCCAAACTAGAGAAGTAGAGCGTAGAATTCACCGTGAGATCACGTAACACACTCACCGTGCTTGTGGTTACATTGTTCGCGAGGAGCGTGCTCGTCGTCAACGTAGAGTTGGTGTTGAGAGTGCTATACCGTCCATTGACTCCCGTGATCGTGCTAATGGTCAGCGTAGAATGGGTCGTAAGTGTGTCAAAGGTTCCATTCGTGGCAAGGAGTGTGCTCGTCGTTAGCGTAGAGTTGGTATTGAGAGTGCTATACCGTCCATTGACTCCTGTGATCGTGCTAATGGTCAACGTAGAATGGGTCGTAAGTGTGTCAAAGGTTCCATTCGTAGCAAGGAGTGTGCTCGTCGTCAGCGTAGAGTTCACCGTGAGATCCGTGAGGATATTCAGAGTGCTGATCACCCCATCGTCTGCGAGAAGGGTGCTCGTCGTCAACGTAGAGTTCACCGTGAGAGTGCTGAACGTGCCATTGGTTGTCACCAATGTGCTGATTGCCCCATATTTTGCCAGGATCGTGCTCGTTGTTAGCGTAGAGTTCGTAGTGAGAGTGCTAAAGGTGGCAGCCGTCGTGACCAGTGTGCTGATCGCCCCATAGGTTGCCAGGATCGTGCTCGTCGTTAGCGTAGAGCGCGTGGTGAGGGTGCTAAAAAATCCATTGACCGCCACCATCGTGCTCGTATTGATCGTAGAGTTCGTGACGATAGAACTAAATGTCCCGCGTCCACCCAGGATGGTGCTCATTTGAATCGAGCTCACCGTCAATTGTCGGGCGGTTACGAGGTCCGTGAAGAAACTGGAAAGGCTGCTGACCGCAAGAGTGCTAATGACGGCATCATCGGCGGCGAGGGTGCTTGTCGTAAGGGTCGACAGATCCAGCGTGTTGATCGTGGCATTGATTGATGTAAGAGTGCTCGTATCAATCGTTGAATTTGCTGTCAATGTATTGACCGTCAAAGAGGTAAGCGCAATGGCCGCCACAAAGAAGGTGCTCGTGGTAAGGGTGCTAAATGCGGCATTGGTTCCTATCACCGTGCTTGTGGCAAGGGTGGACAGAACAGTCGCCCCATTGGTAGAAAGGGTGCTAAAGAAGGAGGTTGCGCCTGTAAGGGTGCTAGTTCTGAACGTGCTCGCTATGAGAGAGCTTATGGTTGCATTGTTGCCCGTCAACGTGCTTGTGGTAAGGGTGCTGATCGTCGCCGTCGCCGTCGTCAGATTGGGAAGACCCAGGGTGCTCGTGGCCAGCGTGCTGAAGGTGGCGTTCATTCCTGTGAGCGTGCTGATTTGAATCGAGCTTACTACTCCACTTGATGCATCAAAATCCTTCATATAGAGATCAATCGTGCTGATGGCGTTTGCCATGAGAGAACTTGTTTCAAGAGAGCTAAAGATACCTCCCGTTCCCCGAAAGGCGCCCACTGTAAGATTCGTTGTGCTCAGGGTGGACACCCGAAGCAGATTGCTCACAGACGTGAGGGGTGATGTGATGACAAGGGTCGAGCCCGACGTAATCGACATCGCATTCACACTCGAGAGAAAGAGCGTATCCAGACCGTCGAATTGAAGAGTATCTCCCGTCATACGAATTTGTTGATTCGGATCCAAAATGGAATTGATAGGGGTGATGGTGCTGATGGTCAGCGTATACGTATTCAAATCAATGACGGCGGCGAGACTCGCCACAATGGAGGAAATGATAGACGAAATGTCCTCTACCACGTTGTTTTTTGCATAGGCCGCCAACGAAGGGAAGTTATAGGGCGAAATCAGAAACGGGTTCGCATTATTAGAGAGAAACAGGTTCGCATTCTGCTTCTTCGTATTTTCACGATCCTGATAGACTTCTGAATCATGATAGTGCGCAGTGTCTTGGTTCATGGAGGATCCTTCTTCTGTCCCTTCTGGGTTGCCCTTTAGATCTCATATAAAGAAATTCCAAACCATGGAGATAGAATGAGTCGTCCCCTTGCGGAGTATACTCCTTACGAGTCCGATGAAGATGAGGAGACAGAGGAGTCGGATCACTCGGGTGAGTCAGGCGAGGACGAGTATGTGGCCGAAGAGGATCCCAATGAACTTCGTCGGATCCGACAGGCCCGCGACGCGCGCTATGCCCTCATTCGGGCCCCTGCAGACGGCCCCCTTCTTTCCGATGAACCCCTTCCCGCGATCAAGCGCGTGCTCACGAGCAACATTATCAATACCCCCACGGGCGCAGTGATGACAGGAGCACCAGGCGTAGCCGCTCCTGTGACAGGGGCGGAAAACAGTCATCCAAAACGTAACAGTGGATCGACGGACGCCGCGTATGCGCAAGCCCAGGCGAAATCCATGAATCTCTCCCAACAAGTTCGTGGGAATCGTGGACCTCTTGCTAATGCCCCCTTCTTCATGGACAAGAGCATGGATACCACCAAAGATATGGTCTATCTGGACCCCCCCAAAACGGTCAAGACGAGCCTATTTAGTCTCAAATCGTCCAATCGTGACAAACAGGTCTATCCCACTCCCTACAACTTTCAGATCAAGCTCCCCCGTGTCTATAAAAACGTCACGAAGTTTCAGCTGGTGCAGTTGTCGTTTCCTAATAGCGCGGCGAATCTGTCACAAACGGCGATCTTTACGAGTTCCCTTGTGTCTGCTCTGTTGGAGAAGGGGATCCCTTCTACGTGTATCAGCACCTGTATCAACGTCATGAACTGCACCACACAGGCGAATACGCTGGGGATGATTGAAGCCGGCCGTGTGAATGATGTGGGTGATCCCCTTTTGGTGACTCTGTCCCTCTCAGATGGCACGTATAACAATAAACAGATTGCCCAAGAGCTGACCACGAAGGCCAATCGCACACCCCCCTTCAATCTCATTACCTATGAGGCATTTCGCGATATCTTTGTGAACACCCGTGATATCTTGGTGCTATTCAATGAGCCTGGCGACTCCTTTGAGTCCGATGCGACTCTGCGCCGTCTCGGGACGCACACCAAAGAGGACATTATGAACACCTATTATTCCCAGCAGCATATTGACTCCTTTCCGGTGATTACGGAGACCATCGCATTCAATGCATATTACTATCCCGTGCTCAAAGAGGCGCTTGCGACACAGCGGGCGCTTCCCTTTCTTCAAGTGGACCCCTCTACGACGTTTGACGATGTCTACCAGCAGGTGATGGGGAGCTTCTTGGGCCTGGACAGTGCGATCTATGAACAGATCTGCCGTCTGAATCAGGGGGCGCTGGATGTCTATCGCCGACATCTCACCTTTGAACTTCGGAATGTCAACAAATACATCTGGTCTTATAGCGATTCGGATCGGCGCTTCCGATCTGTGCATGATACGCTTCATCCCTCGCTTCAACGGGAATTTAAACGGAAATATGCCGACATTGTGGGGCAACAGCTGGCCGCCCATGGTCTCCAGCATCATTCCGTTCCGCTTCTCAAAAAAGATGCCGTCGGCTATGCCTCCATCTATAAACATCTGGAGATGAATCTGAGCACGGTGTTGAATCACTATCACATGGTATCGGGGTATCGCTACCAGGGCGGCATGGTTCACTCCACCGTGGAATCCACCTTTCATGCCGTCTCTGATCTTCACGCAGATGAGGCGTTCACGACCATGTTTGCCTATCAGAGCACCGTCGGGCGGATCTATGGAAATTATGGAGGCACGGGGATGACATTCACGAACTTTCTGGACTACCACAGTTCCCTGTCAGGCTACTACGATCTTCATCAATCCGTGACACAGACGCTGTCCTCTTTCCACGGGCATGTTCAGGCGGACTATCACGACTATGTGTCTACGAAATATACGGGTATTCTGCCCGATCAGACGATTCAGACACAGACGTATACGAGTCAACAGAGTCTCCCCGTGTCCTTTGTCACGAATCAGTCCTTGTATCTCCCTGGGCAATCCGTGAGAGGGCTGGCACAGGCCACTCCTGAGGACTGTTCTGCCATCTGCTGTGCCGTCATTCAGGATCTCGTGAATTCATGGTATTCCTGTCTTCCCGTGGACACAGCCATTCGTGGACTGAATTATCGCATGGGACTCATGAATCACACGATCGGTCACTTCAATCTCCTCAGTTCCATTGCGGACATTACGTCCACGGGAAATACGAACTTTTTTATTCAGATGAACACGGAGTTTGGATTTAACAACATGGACATTGCCATGAAAGAGAACTATTCTGTCTCCAAT